AAGTCATCCCCAAAAAGTTCGACGAAATTTTTAGTTTCGCTATGAACCCTAATTTGGCTTGCTCTTCGGCTAATGATTCCATCGGAGCTGCTTCCAGTCCGAACAGTACAGATGTAACATCTAACACACTATTACCAATGGTAGTGTCGGGCCCGCCCGTGGCACGTTGGTCTGGTAATTCAATCCTTTCTCTCAACTCGAAATGTCTGTCCTCATAACTGGCCGTCGCAAGCGTCCCACGGAAGAGGATTCCAATCTTGGAACTTGACACTCCCAAAGCTTTGAGTATCCTACTCTCAGCTTCCAAAGCATGGGTTCCTTCGGTTCGATCGAAAGATGAAAAATCATTTTCTGCAAACATAATTATATAGCCTTTCTCTATATAGATGCAGAAGAAATCATCACCAGCCACAATTATGGAATAGCGACTTACTCCTGGGGCTCGGGGTGAACCGACCCATTCATAAGACCTTTGAAACCATTCCGATAATTCTTGGGCAGTTTTTCCGGAGCCAATGGCAATCCGAAACTCACAGGGTCGACGACCTTCCTCTTGGAAAGTATTGTCAACTACAGGATGCTGGAGGGTATTACGCCATCCCTCTCTCACGACCGTTGGTCCTAAGAGCAGAGTCTTCTCGCCATCACAAAACATCTTAAGACGTTTCATGGCTGAATCAATCGGCTTAGCCAAATAGGCTTGCACCGTTGGATTCACGGCTTTGATGACTCTAGCTTTGATATATCCATCATCCTTCGGCCAAAGCACTTCATCCGACTTCAAGAAAAGTGTACTTGAAAAATTCAAGTTATTCTCCTTTCGATCTTCGATAGCTTTGAACGCCCGCTGTTTCTTCATGCTCCCCTTCATTTTGAGAGCCCACTCCCGCAAGGAAATAGGCCCCTCATCCATGTCTCCGATATAGACGAGGCCCTCAAAAAGTGTTGCCGCATAGAACCAAAGTTTCCTGAGTTTGCAACCACGGACAGCTTTTTCAACCATCTTCTCGCCTGGCATTTTGAACTCCTGAAAAAAGGGGCAGTTGTGTTCACAAAAATCCAAAGCCGGAATCGTTTTCAAATTCCTCTGCTCCAGAGCATTGTAAAAATGTCTTACGCCGTATGGGCGACGCATTAGGCACTGAACACCTATAAAGACAAACACACCTGGTTCTTTTTTAACGACCAGTTCTTGTGCAACAGGACAGTTGCGCGGGTCTGCTTCCACATCGAATGGCAAAGCCGCCAATTCATATGTTAAAGGAAGTATCCCAGGAATCATTTGATCCGTGTTCGTTCTAACCTCGTAGGAAAGTTTCCAATCCTCAGCGTCCGACACTGTTCCGAAGGTGGGAACAAATTTCACTAAAGCAGGAATCATCTCGTCTTCTTGGCGTTGACGTTCAAATTGTGCTGGCGAAATTGGTGGTTCCCTACCACCGGGGAGAGTAGCTAACTTTCTTCCACGTAAAGACCAAGCAACAGCCAACAACGACCCAACAGTCGGACTCTTAAAATCCAACCACTTAGTGATGCTAGCACACTGAGCATAAGCCGCTAGGTTCCATACGGAATGCGTAAACTCAGGGTTTGGTGTATGCTGAAAGAAAGTATGCATAAAGATCTTCAAAAGACCCGACCACGTCCTCTCCTTGTAGTTACTCAATGCGCCTTCAAAAACTCCGTAAGAG